TACAGTATCAGCAGAAGTAGTGCAATTAGGAACTGGCGCTATTCAGCCGACAGACACATTTCAGAACGGTGTGCTTTTATCTGGTGATTTGAACAGGGCTATTGCTACAGGTGGCGATGAGTACGCTAATGGTCTTTTAATGACAGACGCAGGGCAGATTCGATACTTTGACGCGACTGCTGGACTTCCTGTGGGTGTGGTGTGGTCTAACGGACTGCCTAGAGCTAACGACGGCGCTTTGTGTGTCTCGACAGGCGCACTGGCGACATATTCTAACGGCACGCCTATGGTTGCAAACGGCGCGGTTAGGGTGGAGATAGTACCTTGAATGCACTTTCAATAAATCCGGTTGACGCTGCACGAAAGTGGAATGCAGAGCTAAAACTTGCCAAGCGCGAAGATGAAAAATTTATCGAGCGCGGCGATAAGATAGTTAAAAGATATCGAGACGACCGCGCCGGCTGGGCTACTAGCGGGAAGCGCTTTAATATATTGTGGTCGAATATCCAGACCATGATTCCAGCGCTGTACGGCAAAACGCCACGGGCAGAGGTGGCCAGGCGCTGGAAAGACTCCGACCCGGTCGGACGTACCGCTTCAGTGATTCTTGAGCGCTGTTTACAGTACGAGATCGACCACTACGGCGATTTTGACAGCTCGATCAGATTAGCGATTACTGACCGACTGCTGCCTGGCAGGGGTGTAACCTGGGTACGTTTTGAGGAAAAAGAACAGGCAATGCCAACGGATGCCTCACCCGGAATTGAGGGCGGCGAGGCGCAAATAACGCCGATGGCTTACAAATACGAATGCACCCCGGTTGATTATGTTTTTTGGAAAGACTTCAGATACTCGCCGGCGCGAAGCTGGGACGAAGTGACGTGGGTTGCTCGCCGGGTGTACATGAGCCGATCTGAGGGTATTAAGCGGTTTGGTGAAGACTTCAAGCAAGTGCCGTTAGTTCATGAGCCTATCGGCCTCGACGAATTACAAAAAAATGGCGTCGAAAGTGAAGACCTGGACGACATGAAAAAGGCTGAAGTCTGGGAAATCTGGTGTAAAACGTCGAAAATGGTGTATTGGGTGGCTCAAGGTCACTCTAAGACGTTGGACATTAAAGACGACCCTTTAGGCTTGGATAACTTCTGGCCATGTCCTAAGCCTTTGTTTGCGACACAAACCACGGACACGTTGGTGCCGGTTGCTGATTTTTCGCTATACCAAGACCAAGCCGAAGAAATCGACATGCTGACCAATCGAATCGGTATGCTAGTCGAAGCTGTTAAGGTCGTTGGAGTGTATGACGCAAACCAGCCAAGCGTACAAAGAATGTTGTCCGAAGGTGCCAACAATACGTTAATCCCAGTCGATACCTGGGCGGCATTCGCAGAAAAAGGCGGGTTAAAGGGTGTTGTTGACTTCCTGCCGTTGGAATCTGTATTGCAAGCATTAGCACAATGCTACAACGCCAGAGAGCAAGCCAAACAGGTCGTTTATGAAATTACTGGCCTGTCAGACATCATCCGAGGCGCTTCGATGGCCTCGGAAACTGCTACCGCGATGTGCGACTTTTACTCGCCACGTACACTGTACGAAATGTCAGGTATCGGCGGCACTCAGGATGCCCAATACGCTGAACAGGCAATAATGCTGCTCAAGAGTGAACCGTCGAGGGGTTTCAGGATTGAAGTCGCGGCAGATTCTTTGGTCGAAATGGACGAATCCACGGAAAAGCAGAACCGGCTGGAATTTTTAACGTCAGTAGGCACGTTCATGGAGCGGGTATTGCCGGTTGCTCAACAGGTGCCGGAGCTTGCCCCGCTGATGGGTGAGATGCTCATGTTCGGCGTTCGGGCATTTAAGGGTGGGCGGTCGATGGAGGCCGCTTTTGATTCAGCTCTGGCAAAACTAAACGAACCTAAGCCACCCGCAGAACCGCAGCCAGACCCGGAGCAAATGAAAATGCAGGCCATGACGCAAGTTGAGCAGACTAAAGCGCAGATTGAGCAGGCCAAACTACAAACTCAAGGGCAAATCGAGCAAGCCAAGCTGCAAGCAAGTTTGCAGATTGAGCAATTCAAAGCAGGACAAGCCCAGAATCTCGAAATCATGCGCCAGCAGGCTGAAACAGAACGCGCAGAAATGAAAGCCAGGATTGACGCTGAAACTAAAATCACAATTGCACAAATGACCGCGCAAGCGGCAGAAAAGCCAGCGGTATCAGTACAAATCGAGGGCGAAAATCATTTACAAAAAGTTGGCGACGAAGTAAAAATGATGGCAGACCAGGCCGCTAACATATTGAGCGACCAACAAAAATTGGCGTCATTGAAATTGAAAGCGAATAATGGCAGATAACTTTACGGCCAATCCTGGGACAGGTGGCGATACGTTTGCTGCCGATGATGTGGCGGGTGTTAAGTACCCTTACAGCAAGCTTGACATCGGCGGCGATGGTATTTCTTCGCCTGTAACTGCGGCTAACCCGATGCCTGTTACTGGCCCGGTGACTGACGCGCAGCTACGGGCAACGCCTTTGCCGATTACGAGCGCGTCAGCTTACGCTGAGGACACGCTACACGTTACAGGCGCAATCGGTAATCTGATGTTAGCGATTCGATCAGATACTGACACATCGACAGCGGATGACGGCGACTACACCATTCTCAAGATGGACGAAGCAGGGCGGCTTAAGGTCGCTGTGCAGCCTGCCGGGTATCCGCTAGTGACCGGGACAATCACAAGTGCAAGCAGCGCGGTGCCGTCTAACGTCAGCCGCGTGTCTAACGTCATGGTGTACGTTGTTGGTACGTTTGCGGGCGTCAACTTTACTTTTGAGGGATCGCTCAACAGCACGAACGGCACCAATGGCAACTGGTTTGGCATTCAGGCTGTACGCACAAACGCCAACACAATTGAGACGACATCGGGCGTATTGGGCGCACCTCCCGCTTATGGCTGGGAGCTATCGGTTAACGGGCTGAATTGGTTCCGCGTGCGCGCCACTGCGTGGACATCGGGCACTGCGACCATTCAGATTCAGCCGGGTGCATACGCTACGGAGCCAATTCCAGCGGCCCAGATCAGTGGCACGCAGCCTGTATCGGGCACGGTTACTGCCAACATCGGTACGGGCTCTATTGCTGCTGGTACTAATGCCATCGGTGATTTTGGCATTCAGTACCGAAGCACAGCGACGGGTGCGGCATCGGCTGCTCCTGTAACCTCTCCGGCAACCCCCGCAGGGCAATCCATCAAAGGTTCGGCCGGTAGACTGGCGGGATACGATTTGCACAATGCTGCTGTTACTCGGCGCTATGTCAAGTTTTTTAATGCCACAAGTGTCACTATGGGCACCACAAGTGCGCTGTTTGAGGTTTGTTTAGAGCCTAGCCAAGCACGGACTGTCAATTTCCCTGGCGGGCTAGGTTTTTCAACTGGCATTCAGATCGCAGTCACATCCGCTAGAGGATTGACCGATAACACGGCCACCGGACTTGCGGCGGGTGACGTGACTGGCTTTATTGCTTCCGCTTGATTTTCAATTAACAAAGGATTTATCATGACCACAAAAACCGTTGCCATCCAAGTTTTGATCCGCGATCCAGAAACCAGCGAGGTTATTAGCTGCGACAACGCCAATGGCACAACCGAAGACGATGGCTCGACTGTAGTTATTGGCAATGGCTACGCGCCCAACATCCTGACGGTTCCGCCCGCTGACATTTTGCGCACTTTGATTCCGCCTCCCACAGATTTGCCAGCACCTGCCAGCGTTTCCCGTGTAGATGACGCAGAAAACAACATCAGTACGCTGACTTTTGGCTGATCCATGTGGATCCATTTACTCAGCCTTGAGTTAATCGATGGCGCTTCGCCATCGAAGCCTGACCCGCCTGAGCCAGTTATCACGGGTGGGCATTACGGCGCATGGTGGCTGGATAAGTACAAGAAAATGTTGGAAAAACCTCAGATCAAAGAGATCATCGAGGAAATAAAAGAAAACCCGCAAATCATCGAAGAAATACCGGAAGTAAAAGCCGAGATTTTTGAAAAATACCCAGATTTTGACTATCAATTTTTGCAAAACAATATAAAATTACAAAGAATAGTTGCAAATCTGATACAAAAGCAAATAGAAAACGCTTTGACAAAATTTTCACTGGAAAGCCTATTCGGGGAAGTTTCATCCAAGACCCTGAAACCGGCGAATTAGTGCCGAAAGATCAATATTACGCACCGTCGAATGCTTCGCACTATGTCATGCCAGACATTCAACCTTACCAATCCATGCAGACCGGCGAGATGATTACATCGAGAAGCCACCACCGGGCGCACCTGAAACAACACGGCTTAATTGAAATCGGCAACGAGATCAAAACAGCAATGACGAAACAACAGCCCCGTGATGACCGGGAATCGAGAAAACGTACTATTGCCGAAGTGATGGCATCGAGAGGTTATTAGCCCCCACTGGCTTATTGTGTCCGCAGAGATGCGCCACGCCGAACTGAAGGTGGATATTCAGGGCGGCACAGATAGGAAAACCCTACCATGAGTGATTTACGCACCGCATTAGAAGAAGCATTCGCAGAAAAAGCCGAGGAAAGCACGGAAGTTAAGCCGGAGCCAACGCCAGAGCCAACACCAGAGCCGGAACAGACCGAACAGCCCCGTGACGAAGCGGGAAAATTTGCAAAAGAGATCGAGCCAACTGAGCAAACTGAACCTGCCCCACGCAAAGCCCCGTCCAGTTGGAAACCAGCGGCGCAAGAAGCTTTCCTGAAGGCTGATCGTGGCGAAGCCCTGACGCCGGAGGAAATCAAGCTGCTAACAGCAGAAGCAGAGCGGCGCGAATCTGACTTCCATAAAGGCGTGTCCGAATTCAAGTCGCACAGCGAACGCGCAAAAGCCTACGATGCTGCCATTGCTCCGTACCAGGCTCACTTGCAGCGCCTGGGAGTAGATGCACCGACCGCCATTTCTGCCCTGATGCGTGCTGATACCATTCTTAGAACATCAGACCCGGCGACAAAAGCGCAGTATTTTTCCCAGTTGGCGAGAGAATATGGCATTGACCTGAACAGCGTACAAGAACCGCCACAACTCGACCCGCAAACAAATTATTTAATGAGCGAGCTGCAACAGTTGCGTAATCAGCAACAAATGTGGCAAAATCAGATACAACAGCAAGAACAGGCTAGGGCTAATTCTGAATTAACCAAGTTTGCGACTGCTGACAAAGCGCACTTCGACGCTGTGCGCGGTGATATGGCCGACTTGCTGGAAACCGGCAAAGCCAAAACACTAGAAGAAGCGTACGACATGGCTGTATGGATGCGTCAAGATATCAGGCAATCCCTGTTAGATCAGCAACGCGCAGAAGCCCAAAAGAAAGCATTAGAGCAAGCACAAGCGCAAAAAGCGAGAACCGCTGCGGTAAGTGTAAAAGGCTCTAGTCCTGTTTCTGGTGGGGTTCAGCCCGGTACTAAAGGTTCGCTGCGGGACATTATTGCAGCGCAATTTGATTCTAACTGAAAGGATAGCCGATCATGGCCACTTTTGCAGGTTTAAGCGACATTGTCGCAACCACCGTTCAATCTCGTTCCGGCACTTTAGCCGACAGCACTACCAACAACAACGCACTGTTATACAAACTCAAAGAGCGCGGTAACGTCAAGCCGTTTTCCGGCGGTAACGTTATTCTCCAAGAGATTATGTATAACGACCCGGCAACAGAAAATGCTGGCGCGTACTCAGGGTATGACATTATCGACATTACCCCGAATAGCCCCATTTCATCTGCTCAGTTTGACATTAAGCAATATGCCGCTGCTGTCTCAATGAGTGGTCTGGAAATGCTGCAAAATTCAGGCAAAGAGCAGATCATCGACTTGCTAGAAGGTCGCGTTCAGGTTGCCGAAGCTCAACTGATGAACGATATTAGTGCTGGTATTTACTCAGACGGCACGGGCAACGGCGGTAAAGACATTACCGGCCTGGCTTTAGCGGTAGCGGCCTCGCCTAGTTCTGGTACTTACGGCGGCATTAACCGTACCAACTTCTCGTTCTGGCGTAACGTTGCTTTTGATGCCACTACCGACGGCGGCGCTGCTGCTTCGGTTGCTAACATTCAATCGTACATGAACCGGGTTGCCGTTCAGTTGGTGCGCGGTGCAGATCGTCCGGATATCATCGTTGCCGGCAATAACTACTACCGTTTCTATCTGGAATCGCTGCAAGCAATTCAGCGTATGCCTATCGGCGGCGACCGTATGTCCGTCAACCAGGACGCAATGGTGCGCTTGATTGGCTGGGCAGGTAACTTGACAAGCTCCGGCCCTCGTTATCAAGGCGTTCTGACTGACTAAATAAACGGGGCGTAAGCCCCTATTTCTGAAAGGAATTAAAATGGCTGCACCGTTTACCGTTTCCCCGGTTTTGGGGTGTGATTTCAATACCATCACTCTGGCCGCTGATGTTGGCCCCACTTCTGGCGCAGAAGATGCACCGCAATTGGGTACTCAAACTCTTGGCTCTGATGGTCGTCGTTATGTTTATGCACAAGCTAACGCGATTATTACCGCCTCGACCGCAGTATGTACCGTCAACGCCACCACGTTTTTAGTGACTGCTACGGGCGGTTCATACCGCTCACCGGCGGTCGCTATGGCGACTGGTGATCGCGGCTGGTTCTCTGCTGCTTCTGTTTAAGGAGGAAATATGCCTTACCCTGAAAGATTGTGCGGCGTTGGCCTACCTGCTGCCGTTGCCACGCAAATCTGTGGTGATGTGCAAGACAACATTACAGCTGCCGGGTCAACCCAAGGCACTGCGGTATTGTTGAACGCCGATCACTGCATTGTCACTACGGCTGCGGCTGGTACGGGGGTGATTCTGCCTCCGGCTCAGCCAGGTGCTGATGTGACTGTGAAAAACCTTGGGGCTAACGCTGTCTTAGTCTATCCGGCAACGGGTGGTGCTATTAACGCTTTAGCTGCCAATGCTGGTTTTTCAGTTGCGGCTGCTGGTCAAGGTCGTTTTTTAGGTCGAAATAACCTTAACTGGGTTACGTATTAAGGGCAGGGGCTTTATGCCCCTGTTTTATCAACGCCTTCGGGCATTTTTAGAAAGTCGATATGAGCAATCCTCAGTCTAGTTTTGTAGAGTTTTTCATGGAATCCGTTGAGTTGAAGTACGAAAGCGAAAAGGCTGGCCGTCCTATTTTTAAGGAAATGCCCTTCATTCGTATTCAACACCCCGGTGATCGTTTGAACATTCTTGAAGTAAAAGCAGACGAGCACTACAAGCAAAAATATAACCGCCAGTGGCGTGAATTTGAGGCGGGACTGGCTGGCGAAGTGATCGGAACGCCTTTGTCGCAATGGCCGCAGGTAACAAAGTCGCAGTGTAAAGAAGCCGAGTATTTTGGCATTCGCACTGTTGAAAACTTGGCCGAAGTCAACGATGCTGCATTACAGCGTATTGGTATTGGCTGGATGGAATTACGCAAGAAAGCGGAGGAATAAATGAATTACACCCTGCTCGAACTGATACAACAAGTCACCGGCGAGTTGGGGTTATTACCAAGTCCGAGCTTTGTTGTCGGCAATGCAGACCCGCAGGTCGTTCAATTGCTGGCGCTGGCAAACAGGCTCGGACGTGACATTTCTCGGCAGTATGAATGGCAGAAGCTAAATAAAGAGTACAGCTTCACCACAGTACAAGGGCAGTCGCAATATGCTCTACCTGTTGACTGGCTCAGACAAATACCGCAGACCGAATGGGATAGAACGTCACGATGGCCGCTGATAGGCCCTGCGACTACTCAAGAGTGGCAGATATACAAATCAGCCATTATCAGCCAAGGCCCCAATCTTCGTTTCAGAATAGCTAATAACTTCGTCGAGGTTGACCCTGCGACTGGCGGCCTTGACCTTTCGTTTTTCTATGTCTCGAAAAACTGGATTGATGCTGGCGGCGGTGTTTATCGGTACAAATACCAAGCTGACACAGACGTGTCAATGTTTGATGATTCGCTGATGCTAACTGGTCTCAAGGTGCAATGGAAGGCTGCGAAAGGCTTGGATGCAAGTTTTGATGTTTCCGAGTTTCGCGCCATGTTTGATACCATAAAAGCGCAGGACAAATCGGCTCAAAAATTGTCACTTGGCTCATTCCCGCGTAATATTCTGTTGACCGAGTGGAACATTCAAGACGGAAATTTCCCAGGCTGATATGGACAAAAAAGCCATAATTAAAGCTCTGCGAGATACCGCACAAAGCGCCTCGAACACCATAGCAAGCGGTGTCTCTGCGCCGGTGGACTTAATAGCCGCTGGGCTTCGCAAAATGGGCGTACCTGTTCCTGAAAACGCGTTGGGAGGCTCGCGCTGGATGGAGGATGTAGGGTTGACCGTTCCAGTACAAGAAGGAATACCGAAAACCGTAGGCGAAACTTTTGGAATGATTTTTCCTATGGCGGCGACAGCCAAAGCGCCACAAATAGCGGCAGGTGCTAACCGCGCAATTGAAAACGCTATGGCACCAGCTACATTAAACACCCCTGGCTTTGCTGGACAACGCGGGGCGATTGTATGGCACGGTAGCCCACACAAATTCGACCGTTTCGACGCAAGCAAGATCGGAACTGGCGAAGGCGCGCAAGCGTATGGGCATGGGTTGTATCTGGCAGAGTCGCCGGATGTGGCAAAAGCATATCAAACAGCATTAACACATTCTGATGATTACGTTGATGGGCAATTGCTTGATTCAGGAATTCCCAAACATTTTTTGGCGCGCATATTGTCTGACGAATCTGGAAATGTTGAAGCTGCGCGGCAGTCTCTTGCTGTATTAGCTAGACCGGGAGGGGCAAAATCCGTTACCGATTCCGCAAAACAAGCATTAAAATTATTAGATGCTGGCGAGCGCCCAATAGTAAAAACTATTAAACCAGAAGGCGCGCTTTACAAAGTAGACCT